TTAACAAGATAACCGTCGCCAGTTGCACCAATTGGATGCGCTGTTTGTAAATCGCTTAATGAGTTGTAGGAACCAAGAATAAAGATTCCAGCACCTTGAGGACCAGTAGGACCTGTAGCACCTGCGGTACCAACAGAACCTGGAGTACCAGCAGTTCCTTGTGGACCAGTAGGGCCTTGAATACCTTGCGGGCCTTGTGCACCAGTAGGACCAATTGCACCTGGAAGACCTGCAGAACCCTGAGGACCAGTTGCACCGCGGTCACCTTTTACGTAAAGTGCCCATCCGCTTCCATCAGCGTTAGGTGCGGTACCAACAGTAAATTGTGAAACGTTTGTTAATACCCATGTTTCAGAGTTGTAAGTAACTCCATCATTTAATACATAAGTTCCTAAGGAACTCCAAACACCTTGATTTGTAAATGTAACGCTTGTTACTGGGCGCGTAGTTCCAGTAGGACCAGTAGGACCAGGAACCGTTGATGCTGCACCAGTAGGACCAGTGGCACCAATATTTCCTTGAGGACCTGTTGGACCAATAGGACCTTGAGCACCAGTAGCTCCAGTTAAACCAGTAGGACCAGTTACGTTTGATGCGGCACCTGTAGGACCAACGGCACCTGTAGGACCTGTAGGTCCAATCAAATTGGAAGTAGCAACCCAAATACCAGGCGATGGATTCCAATAATGGAATGTAGTTCCAATAAAGGCTGTGTCGCCAGCTTTAAGTGTTACTGGAGGATATGCAAGGTTTAGTGCTTGTAGGTCAGCAAAAGTTCCGAGAAGTGTTAATGACTTACCTTGAGGACCAGTAGGGCCAGTAATAGAGAGACCTTGTGCACCAGTAGCACCTGTTGGTCCAACAAGACCAGCAACACCAGTAGGACCGATAGGACCAGTCTCACCACGTGCACCTTGTGGACCTGTTGGGCCTTGCGGACCAGTAGGACCAGTATCACCTGTTGTACCAGTATTACCAACAGGACCCTGTACACCTTGCTGTCCGCGTGGACCAGTAGGACCTGTTGCTCCAGCAGGACCAGTTGGTCCTTCTAGATTACCTACGTTTTGCCAACCACCAGTGGATGGTCCGTTTAACGTAGGGTTCCAAATAATTAAGTTGCCATTAGCAAGAAGATAAGCATCGCCTGGATTACCAGTTGGATGTGCTGTTTGTAAATCATTAAGTGTTGGGTACTCACCACGAATAGTGATTACTTGTCCAGATGGTCCAGTGGGACCAGTAGGACCTTGAAGACCAGAAATACCAGAAGGACCAGTTGCACCAGTTGGACCAGCGTTACCTTGGATACCTTGTGGACCAGTTGGTCCTGGCGCACCAGTTGGACCTTGAGGACCTGTTACAGAAACGCCAGCAGCACCCGTTGCACCTGCTGGTCCTGTTGCACCTGTTCTACCAGTAGGGCCAGTTGGTCCAGTAGGACCAGTACCGCCTGTAGGAGCAGGAGAAGTCGGACCAGTAGCGGTTGGGTACCAAGCGCTGTTATCTGGACCTACTACATAAAGTTCTTCTGGAGCCACTCTAATCCACCGTTACCTGTTGGGTTACAAATACCTGACCCTTTAAATATGTGTGCTCCCAGGTAGGGTCATTTGCCCTGGTTGCTTGTAAATCCCAAAACGCACGAACAGGCAGATATTTAGTCTTATCGCTATTTAACGATATCTTAATTCTTCCCTGTGCCGCATTTAGAATTGTAACATCAAAGGTGGCATATCTAGCTGGTGAATTTGGATAAGTACGGATTTCCGCCTTCCAATCAATACCAGTAACATCAAAGGCAAAATCAATAATTTGCTCGTAATAGTCGCCCTGGTACATAACAATGTCAAAAACCTCTGCGGTAGTTGGAGGAGGTGTATAGCCAAGGACATCGTTAGGAAGCCAAACTCTCTCTGGCTTTCTACTGTCGTCAATCTCCTGACCAATGTAGATAGGAACAAGCTTATTAGTACGTCGGCTAGTACGACGTAGAGTTCCAATTTGAATACGCCATAGGCCAATATTAAGAGCGGCGCATAGTTGCTTGTATTGTTCCCAACGTTGGTTAACCATATTAGTTAACTGTTCATATCTTTGAGAGCGAGGAATCATCACGCCATCTGGAGCCATGATGTTAATGTCAAAGGCTGCATCGGTTGAGAGTGCCCAGAGAGCTTCAATGACTGCAAGAATAGCAATTGGATATTCTTCTACAGGTTCAATACTTTTAATTGTTACACGAGTTCCGTATTTATCGGTACGCTCGTGAGTGTGCTGGTCTATAGCAGTGTTAATAAAGCGTTCAATATCGGAGTCTGTAAAGTATCTGTAGCTAACTCCGTGAACACTAAGAATGTTTCCAGCATCTAGTGGTTCTCTAAAATGAATTATGCCCTGGTCTTTTTCTAACTTATAACCAGAAGGGGCAGGAACAGCCGCGTCAAGAACGGTAACATAGAGAGTGTACGGTTCTACTGGCTTGGTATTTAAATAAAAATCTTTCGTAGCACCATCAGCGGTGGTGACAAAATTAAATTCTTTAGGTAGGTCTCCTAGTTCAAGACGTACTCTCGACACTAGGTCGGACATTAAAGCCACTTAATTCATCTCCTTTACTACATTGACTAACGAAACAGCGGACATTTCTGTCCGCCGCTCCGCCGAATTAAGTGTAAGTCCCTAGCTTAGATAACTCCAGCTAGATAGCCTTTTTCCTCAAGGTGCTGAGCAACTTGACGAGACACTTTATATTTTTGTCCAGCTTTAAAGCTGTAGTAGTTTCCTGCTCCAAGAGTCATTGATTCAATGTCTTCTACGACACGAATAACGACTGACTCATCACTCTTGTCAATAACTGTTGGGTCATCAACAATAACAGTTGGTCTGTTTGGAACAGTAGCGTCAACTACTTCTGTTTCCAGTTTAATTTGTGCTTCGGCAGTAGCCATGGACATTTCCTGTGCACGAGCTGCCAGCGCTTCAGCATTATCAGCTGCAAGCTTTTCGCGACTACGTCCAGTAACATCAGTTGGTTTTACTTTACTTGCCATTTGTGTTCTCCTAATTAATAACTCGATGGGGGGTAAGTAGGGGGCGGTTTTTAAGACCGCCCCCCGCTTGAATTAGTTGGTTTCTGCAATAATTACAGACTGGTCAGTGATTAGACCAAGACCGAAGATTGAGTACCAAGCAAGAGCATGCTCACGACCGAAGTCAAGAATACCGCCATCGCGGAGTTCGACTGGAAGAGAGATTGCGTGTCCGAATGCGTTATCTCCAATGAAGATAGCTGCATAACGGTCAGACTGTCCGTTACCTGTCTTTGTTGCAGGTGTGATGTAACCGCCACCAGGAGTTACTGTTGGGTTAGCAACAGTTGTGTCTGCAGTGTAGTTAGTACCAGCACCGCCTGCGACCTTGAGGACCTGTGTGGTCTCAATGAATACGCAGTCATATAGACGGCCGATTTCGCCAAGCATGAAGTTGCCTGGAGCAGCGTACTTGGTAACTTCGATGAACTCTGGGTTATCACGTAGGCTACGGCTCTGGTGTGGGTGAACAAACGCAACGTATGTTTCGCCGAGGCGTGGGATGTTCTTGGTTGATAGGCTCTCAACTGCGTCCTTGACAGTGTGTGGTGTCAAGTAGCTAGCGCCAGTCATACCTGCACGGCTTGATGCGGTTGTACCGTATGCGTACCAGTTGTTGACTGCTGAGAGGTTGCTGCGGTCTTCACCATAAATGGTGGAGGTTGCTGCATATAGTGTGTCGCGTGATAGCTGGTCTAGGTAGATAGCCATGTTACGACCGAGAAGACGTGAGGCTGATGCCATTACGTCATCGAATGATGCATTGAGAAGAAGTTCAGAAACAGCAAGAGCATAACCATGCTCGGTTACTGTGATTGAGAACTGCTGTGCAGTCAATGCGTTTGTCTGCATACGAACACCTTCAACAAGGCTGTTAGCGAAGCCGAGGTTGTTGTAGCGTAGGAAATTAATCTGTAGACCAGGTGCAACACCAAGTTCAGTCTTCTTGACTGCGAACTGCTCAAAGCGAAGGATAGGCATAGCCTGGAACAAGATTTCCTTGGACCAGATTGTCTGAATCGCCTGAGTCAGCTGGGTGTTAGTACCTGAGTATGCTGTTGGGGCTGCGGCAAGGTTGCCAGTACCCGTAATACCAGATGCCATTTACTTGTGACTCCTTATTAGTTTGGTTTTGGATTTGTTGGGTTTAACCGAACAAGCCGCGAGACTTACCACGAGCGGCGTCGCTCATGATTCGTTCTCTGTATTTTGCGTATTCGTTCATCGACATTGACTGAATATCTTCAGCCGTGAAGTTTCTTTGGTCCGATTGTGTGTCCAGTGGTCCAGCTGGCGGGGTGGTTACCCTTGTCCCCGTCATTTCTCTCCTTGCGTTCTGCATCGCACTTTGCGCAGATTCAAGAATTCTTGCTGAACGCTCTTTTAATCCTTCAACTGATGCATCAATCTCTTCGCGAGTATTTCCGCTAATGAGGTCAATGAGTTCAGGAATAATATTTTCGCGTTCGCTGTCTACACGCTGTGTGCGGTAGTTCTGGAGGTCAGCAAAAGACTTTTCGCGTTCCAGAAGAGCAAAGGCACGTTCACGCTCTTGGCGCTCACGCTCCAACTGCTCCTGCCACTCTTGTTCCTTAGTTTTAAGTAAAGAACGAACATCCATGTCATTCTCAAGAGCTTCTTGCTGTGCTTTAGCTTTCGCTTCTGCTTCAGCTGCACGTGTTGCAAGTTCTGCTTCACGTTCTTTCTTAAGAGTGTCTAGTTCTTCCTTCAGCTTGTCAATCTGAGGATAGAGTTTTTCCTTTTCTTGGCTACGAACTCTAGCCAAATCATCTTCCGTATAAAACTTGGAAGTTGCCTTAGTAGTAGGTGCGTCAGCGACAACAGAGTTGCCTGACGACTCAGCTACGACTGGAACTGTCCCTGCTTCAGCCGCAAAGGCCTCAGCATTAGCTTGTGCTGTTTCCATATGTATCCTTTACATTCTAGGGGTCGTTATCCGATGTGAGAGCACGTATGACCTAACGTTGTTTCTATTTTTGCGTTTTAATACGAAAATGTCTGCGTAAACGCTTTACTTTTCGTACTCTTCTGGTACTCGCCTCTGTGGGAGGACGGTTCCATAAGCTTCAGTTACCAACTTGTTGCGTAAGTCAGCCTCACCCATATCTGCTGCGGTTAGGGCTTCGTCCATAGTCGGTGGTAGGACGGCAGGAGCACCAGCGGCCCCTGGCTGTAGAGGTTGACCAGGCTTACCGCCAGTTTCTGGGTTAGGCATAGTGCCTGTAAGCTCTGCAATTTCCTGCTCAATTTGAGTCTGTAACAACTTAAGGGCGCCATCGGCTGTAGCGTCATCAAGAAGCTCTTGACGAATTTCGTTAAGTTTCTCTGTTGGGAACTCTTCTCCCAGAGTACGAAGGGCGCCTTCCTTGGACTCAAGACCGAGGGAAAGCATGGATTGAACTTCGTTAAGAGCAATAAGCTTATCTAATGGCAATGGCTGTGGGAAATGAACGTAGGTTAAGTAAGTTAGAGGGTCATGTGGGTCAAGTCTGTCTACCTGGCCTTTCTTTAATTTAACGTTGCGGGTTGGGTCCCAAACCATCATCTCTGGTTCTTTAATAGCAATACTGCGAAGAATTAGGTCATTAATCATCTCTAGACCGCGAGCATATTGAATAATCTTTTGGTGGTAACGGTTCATCAAAGGCTGGAACTGAATAGATAAAGCCACACCCGATGTATTAGAAATAGGCTGTGCTTGTCCAAGAGCTGTTTCAGGTACACCAATCATTTCGTGCATAGATTTCTTAAGCATTGCTAGGAAGTCCATAGCACCCTTAAGTCCTTGTGCTCCGCCTTCTAGGTTTTCTACCTTTGCGTCTTTTGGTAGTCCGCCCCAGACTTTATTAGCACCCTTCTCAAGCTGAGAAGCTTTTGCACCGATGATGACGGTAACGGGCGCAGCGTGATAATTAACGATGTCAGCAATATCAGTAGCAGTTTCGTTATAAGTGCGGTTAATATTAATAACGTCATGGCAATCAGCAAGGCCCCAAGGAGAACCGCTAACGCGAACATTTGGAATATGAACAATGGGAATAACACCAAGCGGGTTAGGGCGCGAGTCAATGAGTTCATCATTTATATACTCCTCAATAATGTCATCAGTGAGGATTTCAGTGTAGGTAAACACTTGACGTGTGCCTTCAAGAGAAGTACCCCAGAAACGATACTTTAATTTAAAGCGGATAAGGCGTTCACGGTCATGTGGGTGAAACTCTGGAAAACAGAACGACGCATTTAGTGGGAGGATACGAACACGACCTGGATGTTGAAATCCTGAAGTATCTGTCCAAGGTTCTTCGTATGCAACCTTTACAAAACAGTCTCCTGACACAGAGCCCTGCTGACCCATTTCCCATAGGACTGTTGCCTTGTTGTTATCTACTTCCCAAACACGTTCTAGAATGTCTGGAACAATAGCTTCTGTTTCTTTTGGTGAACGGAAGTTAACCCCTTTACCAAACGTAAAGTTAATAATAAAGTCTGTAAATGCTCTGTAGTAATTAAGTACTAACTGTGCGTCGCCAACCTGGCGGCGATAGGAGTAATGGTGGCCCAAATACATAGCCCAGTTAAGAGAATAACGATTAAGACGCGGACCATGAACTTCAAATTCTTCATCTGCAAGTTCCACCAATCCTAACGGGGAAATGGAAATAGTTAAGTCAGAGGACGCTGCCCTATAACTTGGGGGAGAAAAATCAATGCCGCTCAACTATCCACCTTTTTCTAAAAACAACCAGGAAAGGGTACCACGCTATTTATATTAGCGGAAGCGTTCGCCTCTGATATTACCCTTACCCACTTTCTTGGTGACCTGCTTTTTTTGCTGGTCTTCCTTCTTTTTCTTTTCTTCAGCGGCGTAGTCGCGAAAACGAGGGTCTACATCCCTCTTGGATTTAACATATTGACCACCAAGTTGATTGTAACGAGAACGAACCCAGTGAGCAGCGGCAGGGGAAGGATAAGTGGTGAATTTGGCGCGAGCCTGCGCAACAACCATGTTGTAAAGTTTTGGATTAGCAGGTTCCTGCTTTTCCGTCTTCTTTACTTCTTTACCTTGAATCAGTGCCATAGTTAATCCTTAAAGAGAGCCAACCCTGCACTTAGATACGGTGCAGGGGTGGCGCGGACTCTTTTTTAGTCTTCGACTACTGCTGGGTTAGACTTGTACTGGCGAGCGCCGTTGCGAACTTCTTGTTCGAAGCGGTTGTCGCCGTGGTCTGCAAAAGCGCCTGAAGAAAACTCTGAGAGATTCTGTGGTGCTTCTACCCATGCAGCTGAACCAACATGTGCACGTTCGCGCATTGTTTCTTCTGCGGTCTTTGTGTGCACTGGCTTGTTACGATTAGGGCGTCCTGCAGCTGGCTCGTAGCCTTGCATAGCGCCGTTAGTAAACTGTGTTGGGATATCTGTATCTGTTGCTAGGCCTTCTTCAAAACGAAGTGGGCCGCGCTGTCCAGGAGTCGCTGCGGAAACTTTACGGTCGTAAATATTTCCTGGACGCTCAGGGAACTTAGGTGTTGGGGCAATTGCCATTTTTATACTCCTTATTAAAGGGTTGAGGACCTCGTATAAAAGTGTCCTACGTATTGGCCGTAAAGTCAGGCTAAAGTGGTAACTACCTAGAAAAGAACGGGGACGTAGAGACCTCTACAGAAGGCATGGTCATATCCAAGGTTAGGGATACGGCTATGGCCAAACTATCGGCATAATCATCGTGGGCATGGGCTTCGTCAGGGGCATGGGCAAGAAAGTTTGGTCCTGTAAATTTAGTTTCCAAATCTGTCATTTGTTGGTAAAAACGCTTCCATGTGCGCAGTCTTCTAGTTTTGGCGTGTGCAGGCCAGCCAATCATTCGCCTGTCAATTAGTGCTTTTAAGTGTTTCCAACGTTTAGATTGTTCAGGTTGGCTACTAGTTAAGGCATGAACCTCTGCTCGTGGGAGGAGGAGTTTGAGTCTTTGTGCAACCGCATCACCCACGCCGTTAGCGTCAACGCCAACAGCAAGTACGTCATAATTACCCAAGAAGTTAGTAATTTGAAAATATTGGTCTTCCCAGTCATCACCTTGTAGCTCCAGCCAATTAAGGACCCTGTGGTCAAAATATCCAAACTCATCTGGGCGGTCCCAATCTACCCAGACAACTGTTACAACTGTAGAGTCTAACTTACGGGCTGGGTCAATACCAACCACCACTGGAGAACGGTGCCAAGCCTTAACAGTTTCCTGAGAAGTGTCACCCAACTCATCCATAATAGCTGAGGTTACAAACATACCTCGTTCTAGTAACCACTTGCAGTTATACGACATCTGGAACTCGTCAGAGTCCTCACCGATACGCAACATCTCTTTTTTGATGAACTTTGCGTAGTTAGCGTTGAACTTAGAAACATCTTTATAGTCCCACTCAAAATGATTCATACGTACAGACCTTGCTGTTTGTCTGCGCTTGTTTAACTGAATAGAACGATAAAAGTTGTTTTTAGAAGTTGTTGGTGTACCAGTCTTAACCATAGTTCCTGAGTAGTACGCCAACATAGGGGAGATAGATTTAGACACTACAAAGTCATCTGCTTCTTGACACTCGTCAATAACAATAAGGTGGAAGGATTTAGACTCAATCTTTGCCCGAGGGTTAGCAGTCATCATCATAAGGCTACTGCCTGAGTTTTTAAGTTTAATCTGTCGTGTAACTCCAGGGACCTTTCCTAGAGAATCGTCAATCTCTGGGTCTCCTAAAATCTCTTGTGCACGCTCACTAGTAAGCCTATTAACAGTTCTACCAAATAGTGTTTCTACCTGACCTTCAACGGGAGCGAACATGCCTACCCAAATACCGTCTTTAAACTGACCCAGTAAGTCTGGGTACATTTTTGCTAAGCGTGGCAAAAGAACCATCAATGTTGCTACGGTATTAGCAATAGTTTCTGATTTACCTGATTGACGTGCAGCTAATGCTGTAATTTCTTCACCGTCGTTAATAATTACAGACTCAATGATGCGACGCGCAAGCGGCATTTGATATGGGTGTAACTCATGCCCAACAAGGGCGTTCATAAAAGTAATTGTTTTATCTACAAGCTTTTTTACAAACTCTTTAGAGAGTTCATCAAGCTCTTCTTCAGCCTCTTCGGGAACACCGTCTTCATCTTCCAGCTCATCGTCTGGAAAAAATTGGTCGTCTTCTTCATCTTCTAGCACGTTGTAATTCTCCATATGGAAAGTTTAGAGGAAAACAAAAAACCTGGATGTTGAAACCCAGGTTCTTTGGCCATCACACGGGAGAGGAAGAGAGAGGCAGAACCAATTCTATCATAATCCTATTTGATAGTCACTCGGCGATGCAACTCGTCAATGACTGCGTGGAGGGCCTCAGAGCCCTTTAGGGCCTCATCAATGTAAACCTGGTCCCTTTTCTTTGAATATCCAGATAAACATCTAGATATCTCAATCAGAGCCTGCTCAGCCCACATCTCTAACTCAGCTGTTGGAATCCTAGATACTCGTTTAGCCACTTTTTCAGGAAAAGGTTTTACCCACGGTTCTTTTTTAAAAAAACTCATCATATGCTCCGTCCTCAGGTACCCAGGCCTTTCTGCCTTTCATGGCATCTAAGAATAGCCTATCAATAGTGTCGTCGTCATCAGGCGCCACATTTGGGGTTTTATAAAACACCCCACAGTAATAACCAGGCTCAGTAAACGGGGCTCTAAATACTAAACACTTCCCCTTTCTATATGGGAAGTCTGTTTCTTGGGTAGAGCCTACTTCTAAAATGGGTAGGGCTTTTTTATGCCAGTATCTAAGTTTGCCAACGTATAGTGGTCCGATTGACTTCATATATTAGAACTCCGTATCTGCCTGCATTCTTTTTGATACCTCAGCTGCATAACTTAACATCTCTTTAGAAGATGCGGAAAGTCCACCGTCCTCTGGTAAGTCTGAGACGTTTGCTGGTCCCATATCTGGCCATTTGTCTAAGCCGCTTTCTCTTAGATATTTACCAGTTGATTCTGTTGTCTGTAGGTTTTGCCAATGTATAGGTGGGCAATTTCTATACTCCCACCAAGTACCGTCTCTAAATACCACATACAAAACTTTAGTTTCTGAATGATAAGCAATTGCTTGCGCTCTTGGGCGTGAAGGGTTAGTAGTGTTAGCAGACCTTTGTCTAAACCCCTGAGAAACTTCCATGGGGATAGCGGCAGAGAACGCCTTATCAATTGGAGATTGAACGCCAAGTTTTTCAGCAAATGCCTGAGATAGGTTTAGTACTCGATTTGCATTATCGGCGGAGCGTTTGTAATAACCGTTATTCTTCTTCGGCATCTTCGGCTACGTCCTCGCAAATATGGTCTTTAGTCTCAGACTGTAGCACTTTTTCAAAACAACGGGCACAACGCATTACGCGTTCAAAGTTATTTTGAACAGTGCCGCCAATAGGTACATCTGACCCATCTTCATCATAGGCAGATTGATAGTCAGTGACTATCCTCTGTTCCCTAAACAGTTCTCTAGGAAAAGGGCCCTGAGGCTCAGTTATACGGTCTGGTACTGGGTGTACCTGTACAGCCTGTTTTCTAATTACCTTCATCTGCCGAAGACGCTTCTGCCTTTGCTTCAGCCTTCTTCTTTGGTTTATCAGAGTCTGGAAGCTGTTCAACTAATGGGAAGTGACCAGCCTCGGCTCTTTGCAGTAGCCAGGTTGGAAGACAGTCTGTGCAGTAGTTAACAGGGTTTACACCTGGGTCTGCACATGTATAGGATGCGGAGTTATCGCAATTATCGCACTGAGTTTTGCTTGCCATGTGTCTTCCCCTTACTTCTTCTTAGCTGATTTTTTAACTTCAGCTGCAATCTTTTTTGTAATTTCTTTTGCCGCAGCGTCTGCAACGCGACCAAATGCTGGGTCTTTCTTATTTACCCAACGAAGTGCAACAGGCACTAATGATGCCCATAGTGCGTTAGCAACTAGAAGCCATTCTGATGCACCGAACTCAAGAGGGGTTGCAACTCCACTTGTCTGCATGACAATCATCACGGCACCAATAACTTGACCAAGCAGGTTACGTGCATAGGACTCAATCATAGCTTTATTCATGTTATCTCCTTATTTTACTGGCTGCTTGCAAGTAGGACAGATATTACTTTCAGCTGGGGCAGCAGCAGGTGCTCCAGCAAATTTTGGACGGCCGAAACCAACGATTCCAACCTGAAGTTTCTTAGCATTGTTTTTCTTATAAGCGCGAACTTTCTTGCAGCATTCGCCGCCGTTGCGCTGATTACCTTTAGGGTCTCCTGCTGTGTTTCCTTCTATGCAGGTTACGGTTCCATCACCGTTATCTTTAACAACAATACCTACGTGAGAAATGCGGTCTACGCCGTCTGCAGGGAAATCAAAATAAACGATATCTCCAGGCTGTGGATTATCTTCATGCCAGCGACCAGTTTTCTTAAAAGCTTCTGCGCCTGCTGGGGTATAAACAGTATTAGGAACTTTAACGCCAGCCTCATTGGCGCACCACATTACAAAGCTGCCACACCATGGCTGATAGTTTGCTTTTGTAAATTTGCCATATTTGGTCTCATTGTCTTTAGGACCTTCAACATAGCCAAC